CTCATGGTGGGTGTCCTGATGATGTTCCTGTAGACGATATGCGGAATATCGAGATTATGTTGTCGGATGGTATGTTGGGAAACAAAGCTATTTTGCTGGCTTTAAGTTCCTTGACCACAGGCAACTTAAACTCGAAAATACAAAAGACGACAAGACCGTTTACGATGAAAGATGTTCTTCCATCAACGCACGAATACATTGTCCCGCCGCTGACAAAGGAACAACAGCAAGATCAAGCCAGCAAGCAGTTGATGGCATTCTTGGCTACTAGACCGGGTTCGGAGGCTTACCTGAAAGAGTAGCATGGCTCAACACATTGATACGCAAGGCTTTGAAGGCAAGGACATGAAGTTCCAGCTTTCGGGCTTTGCTGAGTTTGAGCAGCAAATTATTGACCTTGCAAACGGCTTCAAGATGGATGTTGTGCTTAAAAACACGCTTGCCAAGGCCGCTGAAGAGTCCATGCAGAGCGTTTATTACGCTGCCCTAGCCTATGCCCCCTACGACAACGAAAAGCCTCGTAGCGCCTACAGTCCGTTTCACATGAGGGATACCCTCAAACTGAAGTCGCGGCTAACAACTCCTAACGACAGAGATGCGCCTAGCATTGGTGACAATTCGGTTGTATTGGCAATTGTTTCTGTCAAACGTAGTGCTGTTTCTTTGGCTCAAGAATACGGCACATCTAAAATACCTGCACGACCATTTTTGCGTCCAGCATTGCAATATGGTGCGACAACTGTCATCAGTGATTTAAAAGACAGTCTTGGTAGGATAATTCCAGAGTACGCGCAAAAACTCGCTAGAAAGAGGAAGTAATGGCAACTCATCAAAACGCAGCAACATTGGGGATCGCGCTTGATCTCCAGATGGGTAACTTTGCTACGGAAGCACAAAAGGTTGCTTACGAAACGCAAAAGATGAAGAACGCCATAGCGCGGGAAATGAAAGCGGCTGACAAAGAGATTCAGTCGCTGAAATATGCAACAGAAGATTACGGCAAAACCGTTAGCAAGGTTACGGAAATTGAGCGTCAGTTAGCAACAGGTCGGTTGAGAGACATTAAAGGAACTGAAAAAGCATCACAACTTTTGGCGCAAGCGGCTGCTTACGATAAGGTTGCTAACGCTGCAAAGAATGCTGCTGGCGCTACGTTTAAGATGAACGAACAACAGAAGATCAACCTGACCTATCAGACCACTGACTTCTTTACGCAGATTGCATCTGGTCAAAGCCCTTTTATTGCAGCGTTGCAACAGGGTGGTCAGTTGAAAGACACAATGGGCGGCTTGGGCAATATGTTCAAAGCCATTGGCTCGTTGTTTACGCCGTTTAGTGTTGGCCTTGGCACTGTCGCGATTGGCCTTGGTGCTGTTGGCGTAGCTGCGTGGCAAGCCTCAGAAGACGTTGCGAAATTTAAAGATGCTTTGACTTTAAGTGGCAATTATTCTGGCATGAATCAAGATTCATTTGTCAAATTGGCACAAACTTTAAGTGGTCAAACAAAATCAAGTATTGCTGATGCAAAAGAAGCGTTGTTAGGTTTAATTTCTTCTGGTCAATTTACTGAACAATCTATTGGGGCTGTATCCAAGGCAATTGTTACTTATGCAGAAATTGCTGGTGTATCTGCAACAGAAGCAACGCAAAAACTCAAAGGAGGTTTGAGTGGAACAGCAGAAGGCGCAAAGGCTCTTAACAAAGAAATGAACTTCTTAACGCTTGAGCAATACAAGCAAATAGAGGCATTGGAAAAAGCAGGTAAAAAACAAGAGGCCGCACAATTAGTTGCAGTTGCTTTGAACACCAAACTTGAGCAACAACGCAGAGAGCTAGGTTTGCTTGAGGGAGCATGGAATGCTGTAACTAAAGCAACAAGCAACTATTGGGATACCTTTAAGTCTTTTCTTGCTGGCCCAACGCAATCAGACACCATGATGTTTTTGGATAAAAAGATTGCTGACATTAAACAAAAACTTGAAGGAACTTCAGGAGAAGAAGATACAGTTTTTGTTAGAGGTTGGAAAAAAGCTCTTGCATCATTGCAAGCCAGCAAAGAAAACTTGTTAGAAATACAGCGGCTTCAAAATCGTTCTGCATCAGCAAAAGATGTAGGAAATTCAAAGGGTGGTATTGATGATTATTCTGGTGCAGGTGGAGGTTCAAAAGAGAAAGAAATTAATTTTGCAATTCAAAAAGCAATTGCCAACAATCAATATCTGCTTGACATAGAAGGCGCAAACGAGAGACAAAAAATTGAACTAGAAGCTGACAAAGAAATTAAAGATAAACGTCGAGAATTCGATAAACTATCTGCGGAAGAAAAACGAGCTTTTGGTGGGTTGTTTGCTAGACAGTTAGATGCTGAGATTTACACAATTGAGCTTAAACGTGACGAAAAACTTAAAGCAATCCGCGATAAAAATAGGATTTCAGAATACGAAGAATTTTTGCGAACACAAAAAGAAAAAACAGATGCTGATGTTGCCGAAGACAATAGGCTTTCCGCTATTAGAACTAGCAATCAATCCAAAACAAGGGAAATGGAATATCAAAAAGAATCCCTTGAGTTGAAATATCAGATGATTTACGCCACAGAAAAAGAGCAGCGTCTTGCTCAGATTTCTTTGGAGTACGCTAGAAAACGCAAGGAAGTTGAAGAAGGCCCAGACAAACAATTTAATCTTGACCAAATTAATCGTCAAGAAGAAATGGCAAAGATGTTTGTGACTATGGATGAGTCTGCCAAGCGCACACAGCAAGTGTTTGACAGCGTGTTTGGCAACTTGTCTTCAGCCATTGACAACTTTGTCAAGACAGGCAAGTTAAGCATGAAGGATTTGGCTCGTAGCATCATTCAGGATTTGATTGCTATCCAAATGAAAGCTGCTGTGATGCGCTTTTTGGGTGCGGCTTTTGGTCTTGCAACTGGCCCCAACCCATCAAATGATGGCTGGTTTGCAAATGTCTATCAGGCATCGGGAGTAACGGAAAAAGCCACAGGTGGCCCTGTAAGCGCAGGTAGCCCGTACATCGTGGGTGAACGTGGGCCAGAATTGTTTATGCCATCAGGCTCTGGGACAATTATTCCGAACAACCAGATGGGCATGGGCAGCACCACCAACGTCACAAACAACTACATCAACGCCATTGACGTTAAGTCGTTTGAAGATCGGTTGCTTGGTAGCTCAAACACAATCTGGGCGGCAAACCAATACGCCAATAAAAACCTGTCTACTAATTTCGGGAGAACTTGATGTCATTCCAAACCATTTTTCAGGTGCAACAGTCAATGACTGTTAACAACCGCAGAACGGTAGGCCAGCAGGTTAGCCGTTCTGGTCAAATGCGTGTGGCTCAGTACCTGACTGCTGTGCCTTGGGTGTTCACTGTTATGCCACACAACTATCTGGCCTATGCAACATCCCGGCAAATCATTCAAACCATTGACAATCTTGATAGGCAATTGCCAGAGACAATTACTTTTAATAGCACAAATTTATCTTGGTTTACGAAATACCAAGGTGGTGCAGCCACAACGCCAACGACCGTGACACTAGGTGCTACACCTGTTGCCAACTCGCAAACCTTGTCTCTTGCCAACTTGCCTTCATCCACTGGAGCAATTTTTAGGGCTGGTGACTTTATTATGATTGGCGGCTACAGCTACAAGATCACTGCTGACGTACCCTACACGGGTGCAACGGCAACTGTGAGCATTCATAGACCTGTTATTGGTTCGCCTGTATCTGGCGCTGCTGTGGCTTGTGGCAACAATTGCACGTTTACGGTCTTGGCAGAAAAGTGTCCTACCTATACACTAACGCCATATCCCGGCAGCGCACTTGTAAACTGGGATGATGCGTTTGTATTTAGAGAGGACATTACATGACTACGACAATGACAGCATTGGATAGTTCGTCTATCCGACATGCTGAGTTTATTCGGCTGACGATGCCGTCTAACACCTACACTTTTTGTAATGCCGCTGCGCCTATTACGGTAAGTGGCATCACCTTTTCAAACCTTGGCAGTCTGTTGCAGCTTTCTGATATCAAACGTGACATTAAGGCCAACAGTTCTGACTTGAGCATTTCCTTAACTGGTGTTGACGGAACAAACGTGTCAATTGTTTTAGGGTCTGACATTAAAGGATCGCGCATTGAGGTTTGGCGTGGCTTTATGGACTCAAACAATCAGATCATTACAACACCTACGTTGCAGTTCTTTAAACGCTATCAGGGCATTGTTTCCAACTATTCAATCACAGAAGATTGGAACGAGCAACTTAGAATTCGTGTGGCAACTGTAGGTTTGTCTTGCGCTTCTTTCCGCACGATCTTGGAAAACAGGGTTGGCGGTGTTCGCACTACTCCTAAGATTTGGCAAGCCTTCTATCCCGGCGACAACAGCATGAACCGAGTTCCATCTATTGCAGGGTCATACTTTGACTTTGGCAGTGCGCCGACATCAGGAAGCCAAGCGGTTTCAAACGCTCCGTCAGATACAGGTAACAACTCAAACTTTTCATCATAATGATCCGACTTGCAACAAGATACGACATTCCAAGATTGCTAGAGTTTGTAGAGGCTTACTCAAAAGAGTACCCTGTTAACATTCTTGGCGATACGACAAGACATTCAGTTAAGCACGTTGAGCAATTGTTGTTTTCTATTATCAATGGTCGTGGGTTTATCTTAATTGATAAGCACATGACGGGAACACTAATTGCTATTAAGCAAAACAACATCTGGTGTCCTGACGTTGTGGAATTGCATGAGTTGTTGTGGTGGGTAGACCATGAACACAGAAACAATCTTGTTGGTGGAAAACTTTGGATTGAATACGACAAGATAGCCAGTAAACTGATTGCTGACGGTGCTATACATTGTGCCTACACATCAGTGTCAGCAAATGGCCCATTGATAAATTACACAAAGCGCGGATACAAAGCTGTCGGCGCAAGTTTTGTTAAGGAATAGACATGGTATCAACTATTATTGCTTATGGCATTATGTATGGAGGCATGAGCCTTGCTACTGCAACATTCTTTGCAAATTTTGTCGTTAGTTTTGGCCTATCACAAATTGTTTCTAGAATTTTTGCTCCCGATTCAAGCAGCAATCAGGCAGTAGACAACGGGGTGCGTCAACAAGTTCCTCCATCTACAACAAACAGCATTCCTGTGGTGTACGGCGATGCTTACATGGGTGGTTCGTTTGTTGATGCGGCTCTAAGCACTGATGCCAAAACAATGTACTACGTTCTGGCAATTTCGCACATTAGCCCTAACGGTCAATTTTCTTTTGACCAAACAGAAATGTATTGGGGGGATCGCAAGATTACCTTTGATGGCACAGATCAAACCAAGGTCGTTAGCCTGACTGACAGCGCAAGTAACGTAGACACTAAAGTTAATGGCAACCTGTTTATTGCTTTGTATAAGTCAACAGAGGCTGGTGTCATCACTTCTGTTAACGGCGCGGCTTTGCCAACAACTTACATGGGCGGCTCAGACTTGCCTGTTGAGTTGCGGTGGGCGGCATCTAATCGTCAAATGAACGGTCTTGGTTTTGCAATTGTAAAAATGAATTACAACCGTGAAGCAGAGACTACAAATATGCAGACTCTAACCTTTTCTGTTAGCCATTACCTTAACGGTACTGGTGCTGCGAAGCCGGGGGACGTTTGGTATGACTACATTACAAACGAAAAGTATGGCGGCGCTATGCCAGCAGACTTGGTAGATGCAACATCTGCTACTGCTTTAAATGCCTACTCTGATGGCTTAATACCTTACACAGATACAACAGGCGCACAAACACAACCTCGTTACCGCATCAACGGTGTTATTGATACGGGTCAATCATGTTTGAACAACATCAACTCAATAATGATTGTGTGCGATTCTTGGAATCAATACAACGCAGCACAAGGCAAATGGAGCGTTGTCATTAACAAGGATACGTCAACAGCATATGCGTTTGATGACGATTCTATTGTTGGTGAAATTCGCGTCAGTGCTTACGATATTACAAGCAGCGTTAACCAAATTGAAGCCGAATTTCCTAGCGGCGACAACCGTGACCAATCTGATTTTGTCTATATTGAAACTCCAGCAGGTCTGCTGTATCCGAACGAACCAATTAACAAGCAGTCGGTTCAATTTGCAATGACCAACGATTCGGTACAAGCGCAGTATCTTGCAAACCGAATCCTTGAGCAAGCCCGTGAAGACCTGATTGTGAGCTTCAGCACAGCGTATGTCGGCATTCAGGTTGACGCTGGCGATGTAGTGACTGTGACCAACTCATCTTACGGCTGGACAAACAAGCCGTTCAGGGTAATGCGGGTGTCTGAAGTGTCGCTGCCTGATGGCAATCTTGGCGCATCGTTTGAGTTGAACGAATACAACGCACAAGTGTATGACGATCAAGACATCACAAAGTACGTTGCAGCCCCTAACTCAGACTTGCCTGACCCATCCTACTTTGGTCCTGTTCCAGCGCCTACAGTGGCTTCTAACTTTCCTAATGCTGCTGTTCCTAGCTTTAACGTGCAGCCATTTATGACTTCCGCTAGTTTTGCAACATATGCCGAAATTTGGTATTCCGCATTTGCAAGCCCAACCGCAACGCAACGATTGCTTGGCGGGACTACATCACTGCCTAGCAACGGTGTTCCTTATACTGCTGGTCAAACATTACCAACAGTCAACCTGCAAATCCCTGCTGGCAACTGGTATCTGTTTGCTAGATTGGTCAATCCAATTGCCAACAGCGAATATTCACCAGCAAGCACTGTATTTGTTTGGAGGCCAACAACATTTCAATACACAAACAGATACATTGCTGTTGCGTATGCGGATAATGCAACAGGCACATCTGGCTTTAGCTTTAGCCCTCGAAACAAAGCATATTACGGTTTGTACAACAACGTGACTGCAAACGGCGGCACAGACCCAACACTTTATGAGTGGTATTTGTCACCCGTAAATTTTGGGCCAGTTGACGATAATTATTTGCTGTATGCGAACCGTAGCAACAGGAAATTTAGCTTTGCCGTAGGTAATGCTGGATACATTAACCTTGGTGGTTCATTTGTTCCAAGCGAAACATCTGTTTATGATTCAACAGTTTGGTCAGGACTTATTGACCCGTCTGCTGGAATTCAAAGTTTTATTGACTTAGACCAATCAACTGGTCAAGTTATTAGTCATGGATTTTCTGGCAAACAACAAAACGATGGGTTTTTGTCTATTACCAATAACACAAGTGGACAAATGCAAGTTAACTTGCAATCGTTCTTAAATTTTGGTACGGGCATTTATACAAAATCATTTACTGCTGCTACATTGACTGTAGACGTTTATGGGCGTGTCGTTGGCTTTCTTGAGCAAGATGAATTCTTCTATACAGAAACTGTATATACAGCCACTGCTGCACAGACTACGTTTAGCAATACACATACTGTTGGTTGGATTATGGTGTTCCGAAATGGTGTTTTGTTGGACACAAGTGAATACTCTGAAACATCGACCACAGTTGTAATGACAACAGCTTGCGCTGCTGGTGAGGTTATTGTTATATTTTATATGCGTGGGGTTAGCACTGTTGCATCGTATGTTCAAACCAACATGACAATTGCGTCTAGCACAAGCAACACAATTACATATAACAATGCTCCTTGGCAAATCATAAATGTTGGAGACAACCTGACTTTTACAGATACAGGAACACCAACGCAATATGCTGTCCAAAGCATAAACACCACAACAAAGGTGATTACGTTTACTACCACTATTGCTGGCGCAACTGCTGGCAATCAAGTGTTTATTGCTAGAGCGGCTGGTTCTAGCTATGCTCCATTTACTCGCTATAGCGAAAACTTAACCGCTGCCACAACATACACTCCAACAACATGGGCAATTCAAAACGGTGCTGAATCAATTTATGTAAATGGTCTTCAGATTAATGAGATTGACTACAACATCACCGGGCTTGCAATTGATGGATTCCCTGCGCCATTGACAGGGGTAATGACTATCTTTATGTTTGCGCCAAACAACTTAAACGTGCCAGCGTCAAACGTGGTTAACGTCACTGCATACTCAACAGCAGGTCAAACAACATATCCGTTTACAAGCAATCCGTTGTCACTGGAAATCTATGCCAATGGTGCTTTACTTGCACAAGGTGCGTCATATGATTACACTGCAAGTTCGGCAAATTACATTTTGACCACAGCATTCAACAACAATTTAACCCTTCTGAATCAACAAACTTTTGCCCGAGATGGCGCAGCATAAGGACATCACATGACTCAAGCCTTTAACCTATCGCAACTTGCAAACAACCTTAACACAGCAGGTCAACTAGACGCTACTGACGGTCTTGTAAACGCTGTTCCTGTGGCTAACGGTGGTACGGGAGCATCTAGCGTTGCCGCTGCTGTCTCCAACTTGTCGGCATCAATTTATCCTGTTGGATCAATTTACATCAATGCTGGAGTGACAACAAACCCTGCAACATTGTTAGGCTTTGGAACATGGACCGCTTTTGGCGCTGGTCGAGTCATGGTGGGGCTAAACGGCTCTGATTCTGCGTTTGACACATTGCAAGAAACAGGTGGTAGCAAAGACGCAATTGTTGTAAGTCACTCGCACACAGCAACTGTTACTGATCCCGGTCACAATCACACTATTAACAACGGCTCTAACCTTAACTCTAGCGTTGACAACGGCGGCATTGCGGGAACCATTACACCAGTAGCAAATTTCAACACAACAAACAACGCTTCAACTGGAATTTCTGTGACCAACAGCACCACGGGTTCTAGCGGAACCAACGGCAATCTTCAGCCGTACATTACTGTTTGTATGTGGTTGCGAACCGCCTAATAAGGCATAATCTCATCAAGACATGACAAGACCCGTAGCCCTGTGAGTACATAGGGAGCGTCATCACCCGAGATTTGGGGAACCAATGTCAATTTTCAACAAAAACACACTAGCCCAAGTTTCGGGCTTTGACAATCCAATCCTTGCTGGTGAACTGGTTTACAACCAGAACACTTTTTGGAACTTGTCTTTTACCAATTCCAACACTGGCTTGCCACTGAGCTTGGTAGGCGCAACGATTACAGCGCAGATTGTTCGGCGCAACGTCACAAACATCCAAGACACTCGCAATGGTCTGACGTTTGATATTGCAGACTACACGCCAACACCTACCGCAATCAGTTTGACCATCAGCAATCGGGTTGATGCTGCTGGCACTTGTACGCTGGTTATTGACTCAACGGCATGGGGGTTGATGACCAATGACCCACAACTGGACATTAACGCTCAAAGTTGCGTTGGTTACAGCGGTCGCGTCAAAGTGTCATTTCCTGCGGCTGGCACAACTCCAGCAGATGACAGCATCATTTTCTTGCTGTTCTTGGTTCGTTCTGATGGCATCGTGGTTGTATGACCAAGGGCGTGATTGTCTCCCCGGCAAATAGGGGCGTCCAAGTCGTTGTTACGGACGATCAAAATGTGCAACTGTTGGTTGACGGCAATCGAAACGTCAACCTTGAGGTTATTCCACAACCTCGTACTGAAGTTCTGATTGACAAAGGCGTATCTGGTCCATCGGGTCCAGCAGGTGCTACAGGTGCAACAGGACCGTCTGGACCGACAGGCGCAACTGGAGCGACAGGCGCTGCTTCTACCGTTCCCGGCCCGACAGGTCCAACTGGACCCACAGGTCCAACTGGGGCTACTGGCGCGGCGTCTACAGTTGCTGGCCCAACCGGACCCACAGGTCCAACAGGTCCAACAGGCGCAACTGGTGCAACGGGTGCGGATTCAACTGTACCCGGCCCAACTGGACCCGCAGGTTCGACAGGTCCAACTGGACCAACAGGAGCCACAGGAGCAGCTTCTACTGTCCCCGGCCCAACTGGTGCTACTGGTGCTACAGGGCCACAAGGCATTCAAGGCGATATTGGACCAACGGGTCCACAAGGCGTTCAAGGTATTCAAGGCATTCAAGGGCCACAAGGCATTGCTGGCCCAACAGGTCCACAAGGTATTCAAGGCATTCAAGGTGATACTGGTCTTACGGGGCCAACAGGCGCAACTGGTGCAACTGGATTGCAAGGCCCAACAGGAGCCACAGGTCCACAAGGCATTCAAGGTTTAACGGGCGATACTGGACCGACAGGCGCTACTGGACCACAAGGCAATACAGGACCAACAGGTGCTACTGGTGCGGCTTCTACTGTCCCCGGCCCAACAGGTCCAACTGGACCGCAAGGTGCAGATGGTCAATCGTCTAGCTTTTATCAATATCAAGCTGACACAAATCAAACATCTGGCGTTCCAACTCCGGGTCATTTGTTTTGGAATACTGCAACACAAATTTCTGCCACTCAAATTACTCTAAGTCACCTTGAGCAAGGCGGCATTGACATTGATATCTTCTTGTCTTTTATTAAGACGGGCGATAGCTTTGTTTTGCAAGATCAAAACAATTCAAACAACTATCAAAAATGGGAAGTATCAGCAACGCCTACTGTTGTTCCAAATAGCTATGTCCTTTTGCCAGTTACATTGATAACGTCTAGCGGAACTGGCACAACAAACTTTAACAACAACCATGAATTGTTAGTTGTTATTCAATCGACAGGCTTGGTTGGCCCAACAGGCCCGACAGGTGCTACTGGTGCTACAGGAGCAGCCTCTACTGTTCCCGGTCCTACAGGCCCAACGGGAGCCACAGGCTCGACAGGTCCACAAGGCGCTACTGGCCCAACAGGTCCACAGGGGCCACAAGGCGATACTGGTCCAACAGGCGCACAAGGCGCTACAGGCCCGACAGGTTCACAAGGCATCCAAGGAGATACTGGCCCAATCGGACCAACAGGACCACAAGGACCGCAAGGTATTCAAGGTGATGTTGGCCCAACAGGGCCGCAAGGCGTTCAAGGCATCCAAGGCATACAGGGTCCAGTAGGAGATACTGGCCCTACAGGGCCAACAGGCCCAACTGGAGCAACTGGGGCAATTGGTCCAACAGGGGCAACTGGAGCCGACTCAACTGTTCCCGGTCCAACAGGTGCAACAGGCCCGACCGGAGCAACTGGACCAACAGGAGCTACTGGAGACACAGGAGCTACTGGCCCGACCGGAGCAACTGGAGCAGATTCCACCGTTCCCGGTCCTACAGGCCCGACAGGTGCTACTGGTCCAACCGGGCCAACTGTCTATCCTAGTGCTGGTATTGCAGTATCTACTGGTACGGCTTGGGGTACTTCCAAAACAACACCTTCTGGCAACATTGTTGGTACTACTGACACGCAGACACTGACCAATAAGACCATCAGTGCAGACAGCAACACTTTGTCTGGTATTGCTGCAAGCTCTTTTGTCCTATCGAACGCCAGCGGCAACATTGATGGTGCTGCCGCTCAGAAAGTAATTCCTTCGGGTGTGGTTGTCGGGACAACCGACACGCAGACGCTGACAAACAAGACCCTGACTTCTCCAGTCATCGGCACGATTGTCAATACCGGAACTCTCACGCTGCCAACAAGCACCGATACGCTAGTCGGTCGGGCAACGACCGATACGCTGACAAACAAGCGGATTAACCCCCGTGTCTCCAGCACCACCTCGACAGCGTCGATCACACCAGATGTGTCCGCATTTGATCAGTACTGCGTCACAGCACAAGCTGCCACACTGACCATCAATGCTCCCACCGGGACTCCTGTGGATGGCAACAAGTTGATCATCCGCATCTTGGACAACGGAACTGCCCGAGCATTGACTTGGAACGCAACGTACACCGTGATCGGCGTGACGCTGCCTACCACCACCGTAATCAGCAAGATGCTCTATGTGGGTTGCATTTATAACGCTGCAAACACCCGTTGGGATGTGATCGCTGTAGCCCTCCAAGACTAAGGAAGACGCATGAAAATCGATTTTGAATACGAAACGCAATACGGCAAGTTTGGTGATGCCTTGTGGTTTCCTGATGGCGAACCATTGCCAAGTGATGAAGAAATTGAGGCCATGAAGCAACAGCGTCTGGACAATTGGCTGGCTATTTTGTCTGCACCGCCTCCACCTGAGCCTGATATTGTTGAAATTGACGGCGTACAGTACGAAAAAATCTTGATTGATGATCAGGTTGTGCTAAAACCTGTAGGAGCATAATCATGGCAGATCGTTATTGGGTGGGGGGCACATCATCGTGGGGATCTACAGCTAGTTGGTCAACATCTTCCGGTGGAGCTAGTGGAGCATCTGTGCCGACCACGGCTGACAATGTAATTTTTGACCAAGCAGGTCCATATACCGTCAATGATTTGCAGGGATCTTGTAAAGATTTTACAGTGGTTTCTGGAACAGTGACTTTTTTTAATGCGGTTGTTCAAGGCTTAACTGTTGCTGGTTCATTTGTTTTAAACACAACAACAACTTGGTCTGCACCTTTTATACAACTTGTTTTTAGTGGAGCTGGTTCTTATACAATTAATACCAGCGGTCAAACAATATATAATATAGTGTTCAATAGTGGTGGTACATATACATTAGCCAGCGCACTAACAGTGTCAAATAACATTTCCAATAATGGTGGTGGAACTTTTGATACATCCGTTAGCAATTACTCTCTTACTACAGTAGGTCTTTTTGTAAATACAGGGATAATAAATTTAAATGGTTCTACTTTAACTGTTACTGGTGTTAATTTTAATATTTCAGGTGGAACCTTAAACTGCAATACCGCCACTTTAAACTGTGTGTATATTAACCAAGGAAGTGGCACTTTAAATCTGAACAGTTCGACTTCTAATTGTAGCAATCTCAATCCATTTAGATCCCCCTCTGGAGCATTTAACGCTGGAACGTCACAAATAAATTGCACCAATGCTGCACCAACTTTTAACGGTAGTGGGCGAACATTTTATAACGTAGCTTTTACTTCCACAGCGCTTACCACGGCATCAATTACTAGCGTAAACACCTTTAATAATCTGACAATTGCCGCAAGAGCCGCAGCAGGCATTGGCAACGTAACTTTTGCTGATAACCAAACCATCAACGGAACATTTACGCTATCCGCTGGTACAAATGCAACCTGCCGCACGTTCATTAAATCAGACACTTTGAATACTAGCCGCACACTGACCTGCGCTGCGGTATCGCTGACGGATGGTGACTTTCAAGACATCACCATTGCAGGCGCTGCTGCTCCCGCAAGTGGCACTCGTCTCGGGGATGCAAAGGGTAACAGCGGAATCACGTTTCCTGCTGCCAAAACTGTTTATTGGAACCTTGCGGGAAACAACAATTGGTCAGCCACTGCTTGGGCAACATCTGCGGGAGGAGGTGTTTCTGCAAATAATTTTCCGTTAGCTCAAGATACCGCAATCTTTACGTCTACCAGTCCCGCTACAGGCGCTACGACAACTATCAACGCCAACTACAACATCGGCACGATAGACATGAGCGCCCGTACCAGCAACACGATGACGCTGGCTACAGGTACAACTACGCCAGCAATATACGGCAACTGGATTAACGGCACTGGCACTACGATGACTGGCGGGACTAACCTAATCTTTGCTGGTCGTGGTAGCCAGACAATTACGGGTGCTGGTAAAAACTTTACTCAACCATTAAACTTAAATTCGCCAAGCGGTTCGCTTACGCTTCAAGATGCAATTACGCTAGGGTATGGAGGATCAGGTACATTAACGCTTACCAATGGCACATTAGATCTTAACGGTCTAACACTAACGATATCTAACAGTTTAGGTTCTTTTGCGACTGCCGCAGGAACTAAAAATCTTACGTTTAACGGCGGTTCGCTGGTAAGTGCAGGATCATTTAATAATGCACAACCCACAGGTTTCACCACAACTGCTGGAACTGGCACAGGCACAATCAGTCTTACAAGTGCATCCGTTAAAACATTTACTGGCGGCAGCTCTACATTTAACTGCACGTTGAACCAAGGCGGCCCAGGTGCTTTGACCATCACTGGCTCAAACACGTTTAGTGACATCACCAATACCCGTAACACCGTTAGCGCAGCAACCATTCAGTTTACGGCTGGTACAACCAACACTTTTGCCAACTGGAGCGCAAACGGAACCCGTGGAAAACTCTTGACCATTCGTTCTGTCACAGCAGCATCGCACACGTTATCCAAAGCATCTGGAACCGTAAATGCCAACTTTTTGTCGATTAGCTACTCGACCGCAACTGGCGGGGCTACTTGGAACGCAATAAATTCAGTTGACGGCGGCAACAACACAGGTTGGAACATTACTGCTGCCCTTCCTACAGGCAAATTTTTTGCTTTCTTTTAAACCGCAAAACATCTTAAAATCTACGCTCAGTCTACATTACATAACAACAAAAAAATCCCCAAAACTTTTGACCATGCAGTAAATTATGACCACAATTGACAAAACTGACGCAAGACTATCAACACATGAAGAAGTCTGTGCCATTCGTTATGAACAGATCAATGCACGGTTAAAACGTATTGAGGCCATTATGATGAAGACTGCTGGCTTGATGATTGTGTCTATGGCTGGCACAATTTTTTCTGCTGTGTGGATTCTAAAATGAAAGATTGGGCTGTTAGCTTTATTGCTGCGGTCTTACTTGTTGGGCTGGTGGTTTTGTGCGCCAAAGTTTTCATTAGGAATTTCTATGGTTGATCTTACTAAAGTCATTGGGGCTGTTGCTGCTAGTGTTGCTGCACTAGGTGGTAGTTATACGCTTGTTGACAAGTTTGGTTTACTTGACAGAGCAATTATTGAGTGGACTCCAGAGCATTTTAAAATTGTTGCGGAGGCTGGAGAGCCTATTAATGTCACTGTTGCGAGAATTAAAAAGCGTGATGATTGCTCTGTTGAGAGCTTTACGCCAAGTATTCGTGACGCAATGGGTATGGTGCATGAAGCAACGACCACTGCAAGCAAGTTTAGTGGTCCAGCAGGTCCAGAAATTGACACCTTTACCTATCAACTTACGATGGTGCAAAAAGAAAAAATTGCTGTTGGTAAAGCCACATTACTGGCAACAATCAAGTACAAATGTCCCGAGGGTGAGCGTGTTGTGCAATACCCTCGTCACCCTAATTTAAGTTTTGACCTAAAGGGCTAACAATGCTGTCATTGATATCAACTCTTGGCGGCTTGCTAATTTCTGGTCTGCCCAAGCTGCTGGAATACTTTCAGAACAAAGCTGACCAATCGCACGAACTCAGGCTTGCTCAAATCCAGACTGAGCGAGAGTTGCAACTGGCGGCGGCTGGCTTTGCGGCTCAAGTTCGTGTTGAGGAAATCCTCACTGAGCAAGTGGCAATGGAAACTGACGCTAGGATGACTGAAGCTGCTCTTGCTCACGATATCAAAGTGCTTGAGAAGGCATCTACATGGGTTGCCAGCTATGTGGGTACTGTGCGCCCCACAGTGACCTACATTTTTGTTTTGGAACTGGTGGCAATCAACGCTTTTATGGCAGTTTATCTTTGGAACCATCCCCACCTAATCAGCAGTATTGATGATGTCATCAGGTATTCTGACCTAATCTTTTCTAGTGACGAAATGGCAATGCTTGGAGGCATCATTGGATTTTGGTTTGGTAGCCGCCAGTGGAGCAAGAAGTGAAATTGTCTAAAGCTGGCGCAGACCTAATGCACCGCTATGAAGGATGTAGAAACAAACCATACCTTTGCCCTGCCCACATTTGGACCATTGGTTACGGTCATGTTTTGTACCAAGAGCAGATTAGGCTTCCTATGGTGAGGCCAGAAGGCAAAACCAAAGCCGACATCCCCATGATTCGCAGTGAGTACCCGCTAAAACCGGAGGACAATCGTGTCTGGACCAAGCAAGAAATTGAGGAACTATTCGCAACTGATGTCGCGTCTTTTGAACGTGGTGTTCTACGACTTGTTCCCGGCGTTGTTGGGCGTCAAGGCAGCTTTGACGCTCTTGTCTCTATATCCTTTAATTTCGGGCTAGGAAACCTCCAACGCTCTACTATCCGTATGAAGGCTAATAGAGGCGATTGGAGTGGTGCTGCGGACGCTTTCCGAGTTTGGGTAAAGGGAGGCGGGAAGGTTCTTCCCGGACTCGTTAAACGGCGGGAAGCTGAGATTGCTTTGTTTCTAACTGAATAAGCAACTCAAGGTAGTGAATTGCTTTACGCAAATCAGCTTCACCTCCTTTGTCTCGCCATCTGGTCACATATTTCACTACGTTTCCTTCACAAAAACCTAAGTTATTTGCATGGATGTAGATGATGGGCTGGATGCCTTTGTCTTTGTAATGATTTCCCGACTCTTGTTTTTCTAAGGCAGACATCACGACTCCTTTACAAACACGCCATTTTTGTTCATGTAACCTTTGCGCGGCTCAATGACTTTGTAGGCGTTATAGAAGCACTGGCGAACATCTAAGTCGGTCAAGACCCCTACGTTAACCAGCGTGACCATCACATCACCAATAGCGTCAGCAATTTCTGCTTTGTCATTTTTGGCAATGGCAATCAGCAGCTCACAGGCTTCTTCAACGGTCTTGCTGGCTTGGCCTAACGCTGTACCGTTTTCGTAAATGCCCCGGTCTTTTGCCCACTGCATAACATCAAATTCTGTTTTGCTAAATGATTGCGTTGCTTTCATTTGTCTGCCTTCCAGAAAAGCCATTTAGATAACGCCACTTTAATAATAAATTGATGCGCTGGACCCTTGTACGGGCATTCGTCTGAACTCAAAAATTCATTGATTTCAGGCTCAAATTGCAAATATTTTTTGTGAACGCTTGCTTCTGTCAAGTCGCTAAAAATCTTACCGTCATCTGTCTGGTAGGCTTCAATTGTTTTCATACTGTCCACTCTCTTTCATTACGACCACTGTTTGATTTAACTGTCTTGCCTGTTAGGAACACCATGTTCATAACTTTCATTTCGTTCATGCGCCTAGCAACTTGATTTCCATCAAGGCCAGTTAGCCTTGCAATGCCATCTTTGCCAAGCGGCCCATGTTCTTTAAGGCAATCGCAGATTACATTCCAATGTTTGGATGCCGACTCTACGATTGAGTCTGCTGCTTCAAACGATTCAACAGGATCAGTCGCCCGAAC